GTCGGGCCCGGGAACTACGCCTACGACCTCGTGCGCATCGACAGCGGATCGCGGCGGTGTCTCTCGAAGGGGCCCTGCACCATTCGGCAGGACGTGAAGCACTGAGATGATGGACATCCAGATCGACGATCGGCAGGCGACTGCCACGATCGGCTACGCCGGGGCTCATGCGATGCCGAACATCGTGGCCGCCATGGGCACGATCGGTCGGCAGCTGCACCGGGTCGCCGCCGACAAGATGGGCGAGGGCGGCATCCTGGGCGTGCGCACCGGCACGCTGCGGCGCGCCCTCTTCGACCAGGTGACCCAGACCGGGACCGCCGCGGCCGAGGTCCGCATCGGCGTGGACCTGGGGAAGGCCCCGTACGGGCGGATCCAGGAACTCGGCGGCACGATCACGCCGAAGACCGCCGCACACCTGGCGATTCCGCTCGAGGCGATGTTGACGGCAAATGGCGTCGCCCGCGGCACCGCGCGAGAGGTGATCGCGGATCCGTTCGCCTTCGGCTTCAGCGGCACGTTCACCGCGAAGAACGTCATCTTCGGCAAGGTGGGGCTGCCCGGGTCCGGCGTGCACGAGATCCTGCCGCTGTTCGCCCTGAAGGACTCGGTCACGTTGCCGGCGCGCGAGTACCTGAAATCCACGTTCGAGAGCCAGCGCGACTTCATTCTCAGCACCTTACAGAACGCGGTGAGCGAGGCGACCCATGGCGGATAGCCAGCGCCTCGCCATCCGCAAGTCCGTGCAGGCGGCCCTGCAGGCGATGAGCGTCGCGGGCGGCTACCACTGGGATGTGAAGCCGTCGTCCGTTGTGCGCGATCCGGTGTCGCTCTTGACGGTGGCCGCGACCGAGACGCCGTTCTTCGTCCTCGGCGAGACCGAACCGATGAACCGGACCTTCTTTCCGGCGATGGAGATGGAAGACGCCATCCTGCTGCGGCTCTACGCACGCGTCGATGCGCCCGGGCTCGAGGCGAACCGGAAGGACGACGCGTTCGAGAACCTGATCGCCGACATCGAAAAGGCTCTGACCGTCGACATCACGCGCGGGCAGAACGCGATCGATACACGCCTCCATCAGCCGGAGGCCAGCGCGACCGGTCTCCCGAACCAGAACATGGTGCTGGTGATGCAACCCATCGAAATCCGGACACACAGGCAATATGGCCAACCCTAACCAGACGCGCATCTGTCGCCTGCATGAACTGAAGATCCGCAACGAGCGCGGGCACACGCGGGCCTTTCGGTTTGGCGAGGTCGTGGAGTTGACGCCAGACCTCATCGAGGCGCTGGGCGACTACCTCGAGAGCAGCTTTGAGCCGATCGCGGCACCATCACAGGGCAACCAGGCCGAGACGGCCAAGGAGTAACGGACATGTCGATCTATCAAATTGGACGCCTCGGCAAGTGCTACGTGAAGGTGGAGAGCACCTACGGCACGGCCCCCACGTTCGCCGCGACCGATGCCTTTCGGCACATCGACGTCAACACGTCGGCCAGCCTGAACCGGTCGCCGTCACTGGAAAAGCGCGGCACGCCAGGCCTGCGAGACCGCTTCTCGCGGCACATCACCGGGCTGCTGGACATCAAGAACGCCTATCTCCAGCCGTCCGGGACGATCGGCACAAAACCGGAAGCCAACGTGCTGCTGAAAAACGCGTTCGGCGTCGAGACCGTCGGCACGGGGAACACGACGGTTGCCTCCGGTCCGACCACGACGGGCGCGACGGTCACCTCTGCCGTCGGCTTCGCGATCGGGCAGATGATCTCGATTATCGAATTGGGCGGCGCGACACCTGGCACCTACAACCGGATGCTGACCAACGTGGTCGGCAGCGCGTTGACGTGGGCGCCCGCGCTGCCCACCGCGCCGGCGGCATCAGACACCGTGAAGAGTGGCGTCACCTACTCGTTCGCTAATGACCTCCCGAGCGGCTTCACGTTCGCGCACTACCTGCCAAACGTGAGCGTGGAAATGCACGGCTGCGTCGTCGACAAGCTCACGATGATGTTCGACGGCAACGGGGAGATGACCTTCTCGGTCTCGGCGCCGGCCAAGGAGCGGCTGCGCCCGGCGCAGACCATCCCCGGCTCGTTCACGACGGTCGGCAGTCCCATCACCGGCATCGTCGGGTCGTTCCTCCTGAACGGGACGGCCTACCAGGTGGTGAAGGGCTCGATCGCCATCACCAACGCCGAAGCGATGCAGAACGAGATTTATGGCACGGACAGGTCCCAGGGCTTCTATCGGAACGGGCGCCGCGCCGTGGCCCTCGCCATCACCGCGAAGGTCACGGATGACATCACCCTGGCGACCGCCGCGGAAGCCGCCAGCGACAACGCGCTCTTCCTCCAGTGCAACAACGTGGAAGGGAAAGTGATCTCGTTGTATATGCCACGCACCGAATTTGATGTGGCGCAGACGCCCGATGCGGACGGGTCGATGGATTACAGCTTCACTGGCGTGGCCAAGGAGACGCTCACGGGCATCGGCGGCTCGGCGACGGCCGGCAACGACGAATGTTTCCTCGGGTTCTGCTGACGTAGGCTCGACTCGGTAACTCGGCACAGCACCGTGGGCGCTGTCGGTGGTACTCAGACCGCCGGGCGCCCGCCCCCCTCGCTGTTGGCCTCCTCGGAACGGTTCGATGACGAGAACCGCGCGATTGTCGCGCAGAGGAGAGATATGGCTGACAGCTTCATCCCCACGACCATCGACGTCAACGGCGTCCAGGTGCCGATCCGCATCGCGCGGTTCGACTATGACTCGAAGAATGCCTTCACGCGGGACTACGGCCGCCTGACCGGTATCTGGAATCGGGCGAGTGCCCTCGCCCGGCTCGCGCTCGTCAAGGCTGGCATGCCGACGAAGCCTGATCCACCCGAAGAGGCGCCGGACAGCGAAGCCGCCGAGGCCATGGCCGCGCGCCTCGAGCGCAACGCCGAGAAGATCCGGGTACACGTTGAGAACACCACCATCGCGCTGGCCCTCCGCGAGCTCGAGGAGACGCCGGCCGAACGGGCGAGGCGAGACGCGCTCGAAGCCGAGTATGACGCGTTCGCCACAGGCTTTATCAAGCAAACCTTCGACCGGTTCGTCTCGATCGATCCCGACTACGTCCTACTCGACGCCGACGGCCTGAGGGTACAGACCGGCCTCGACCTCTTGCGGGCCTATCCGTCGCTCGCGCTCTATTCGGACGTGATCGCGAAGGTGCTCCTGCAGAACAGTCTCTCGGCCGATCTCAAAAAAAAATTGGACTCACGATCCGCTTCCGCGCCTTCGTCGGACGGAAAGTCAGAGACGAGCCCGACAGCCAGTGGGGCAGCACCGGCACCGATTGCAATAAGTGCATTGATCTCGGACTCTGCGAACGTCGAGGGTGTGACGGTGTAGCCACCAAGGAGATCGTCTGGTACGGCGGCCCGTACACGCTGCACACGTGTCCGGTCCGTGAGCTCGACCCGGAGGCGGACTTCTACATCGAGTGGATGACCGCCACGCACTCTCAGACGGACCAGGGCTGGGTGATGCATCACCTGCCGGCCGCGGGCGGCATCGGGGCCCAGGACGCTCGGTTGATGCAAGGGATTGAGTTTGCTCGGGATGAGGCGAACGCGTTTCTACGTGAACAACGGGCGGAGCAACGTCGGGATCAATACGAGGCGGAATACATGGCACAGATCGATCGGGAGTCGCGTGAGTAGCTGATGGCTGACGGATCGAATATCGACATCGTTGTCCGAGCGCAGGACCTGGCGTCTGGCGTCTTCGACCAGGTCAAGTCCTCCATGACGGGGATCGGCGTGACGTCGACGTCTGTCGGCGAGACGACGAAAGCCGCCGGCGAGACGATGTCCGCCGCCTTTGAACACCCGATCGAGGCCGTGGAATCGCTCGCCCAGGCCATCGGCGGCGGTCTGACCAGCGCGCTCGGCCTGCTCGGTCCGGCGGGCGAAGCCGCGGCGGCCGGCCTCGGCGTGTTCGTCGGCGCCGGCGCGGCGCTGGGCGGCGTCTTATTCGGCCTGGCCGACCATGCGGCCCACGCGGCCGAGGAAGTCGAGGCGTTCAGCATCAAGACCGGGATCGCCGTTGAGAACGTCGGCCCGCTGCAGTTTGCGGCGAAGGCTGCTGGCGGCAGCCTCGACGACCTCAACTCCATCCTCATGAAGATGAGCATGAAGGAGGCCGCGGATTCGGGCGGCAAATTCTCGGCGGCCCTGAAAGACATCGGCATCAACGCCGCCGAGTTCGAGCAGATGGACGCGGAGCAGAAGATCCTCGCGCTCGGGGAAGGGTTCCGCGCCGGCGCGATCACCAGTACCGACATGGCCGACGCGATGGCCTTGATGGGGCGCACCGGCGCCAACATGCTCCCGATCCTCGAGAAGATGACGCCGGAACTGATGGCCATCGCCCAGCAGTCGGCCATCATCTGGACCCCGGCCACGATCGAGGCCGCGAAACAATTCAACGTCGACGTCAGCATCGTACAGCAGTCGCTGGGCAACATGGCGACCCGGATCGGCGCCGAGTTACTCCCGGTTATGTCCGGCCTGGTCGACACGCTCGCCAGAAGTCCGGAGTTCCTGCACGCGGTGACGACCGCCACGGACCTCCTGTCGCATGGGCTCGGCTACGTGATTGAGGCCGCGGGGTACCTGACGACCGGATTCATTTCCCTCGGGGCCGGCGCCGTGAACCTCTGGGGCCTCTTTATCGAGGGCGGCATCGTCGTCGACAAGTTCGTCCTGGGCGTGCTGCATGACCTCAGCCTGATCCCTGGCGTCAGTTCGGTGACGGCCGGCGCGATCGCGACGGTGACGGCCGCGCTGAAATCCAACGAGGCCGATCTCGCCGCGGCGAACAAGACCTACGATGCGATGGTCGAGGTGGGTGGCGCGGTCTACGACGTCAGCCAGAAGCTCGGCGGGGCGCTGATCAGCGTCGGGACGGCCAGCGAGACGGCTGCGGCCGGCGTGAACCGCGTCGGGAAAGCACACGCTGAC